CCAACTAAAGAAATGGGAGGAGGTTCTGGACTCAAGTACGCAGCAAGTACGATCATCTATCTCTCAAAAAAGAAAGAGAAGGATGGAACAGAAGTGGTCGGTAATATTATCAAAGCTAAGACAGCTAAGTCGCGTTTGAGTAAGGAGAATAAAGATGTGGAAGTACGTCTTTATTATGATGAGCGTGGTCTTGATCGATATTACGGTCTTCTTGAACTTGGTGAAATCGGCGGGCTTTGGAAAAATGTTGCAGGGCGTTATGAAATAGAGGGGAAGAAGATCTATGCAAAACAGATTCTTGCTAATCCTGAAGAGTATTTCACTGACGAAGTTATGGAATCACTTGACCAAATCGCAAAGAAAGAGTTCTCATACGGAGAGTAGTTATCGGTTAGAATGTTATGATAGAAAGGAAGGTAGGTGGATAGTATTATCACAACACAATAACCTGACCTTTGATAATGCCAAGAGGTATCTTCTTGTAATTGAAAACTTTAAGTTGAGAATTGTTGAAAATGGATCGAATCGAGAATATTATCCTTCGGAGTTTGGTGTTCAAAGAGGAGTACCTAAGAAAGGTACTTCCTTTCATTGAACCCTCTTACTTTAATAATCGAGAGGAAAGAGTTATCTACGAACAGATTGCAAAATATGCAGTCGATTATAATAGTTGTATAACGCGAGAGATTCTATCCATTGAGGTAGAGAATAGAAGTGACATTTCACAAGAAGAACTTGTCAACATCAATAAGATCATCAATTCACTTGATGAGGTTGAGTGTGACTTTGAGTGGGTTGTAAATACCACCGAAAAATGGTGTCGTGATCGAGCCATCTATTTGGCTCTGATGGAATCAATTCAGATTGCAAACGATGATAATCCAAAGAAAACTAGAGATGCGATTCCAGATATTCTGTCTAAAGCTTTATCAGTATCATTTAACAAACATGTAGGTCACGATTACCTAGAGGATTATGAAAAAAGGTATGAACTCTACCACAGAAAAGAGGATCGAATTGAATTCGACCTTGACTACTTTAACAAAATCACAAAAGGTGGTTTACCTAATAAAACTCTCAATGTCGCTCTTGCTGGTACGGGCGTCGGAAAATCTTTATTCATGTGCCATATGGCTGCTGCCTCCCTATTGCAAGGCCGCAGCGTTCTCTACATCACTCTTGAAATGGCGGAGGAGCGAATTGCTGAACGAATTGACGCAAACCTTTTGAACGTCAACATTCAAGAGATCATTGATCTGCCGAAACAGATGTTTGAGACAAAGGTAACAAACCTTTCCAAGAAAACACAAGGAACTCTTATCATCAAAGAGTATCCCACAGCTTCTGCCCATAGTGGTCACTTCAAGGCTCTTCTTAATGAACTTGCACTTAAGAAGTCATTCCGACCAGACATCATCTTTATTGATTATCTAAACATTTGTGCATCGTCTCGTTATCGTGGAAACAGTAACATCAACTCTTACACGTTTGTCAAGGCGATTGCAGAAGAACTTCGTGGTCTTGCTGTAGAGTTCAATGTACCAATCGTATCTGCTACCCAAACCACTCGTTCTGGTTACGGTAGTTCTGATGTTGAACTGACTGATACTTCCGAATCTTTTGGTCTTCCTGCCACCGCAGACCTTATGTTTGCTTTGATCAGTACGGAAGAACTTGAAAGTTTAGGTCAGATCATGGTTAAACAATTGAAGAATCGATACAATGATCCAACCATCAACAAACGATTTGTGGTTGGTATTGATCGTGCAAAGATGCGTCTCTATGATTGTGAACAGGCTGCACAACATGACATTCTTGACAATGGGCAAGAAGAGGAGTATGATTACGAAGAAAAGAAAACAACAAAACGGTTTGAGGGATTTAAGTTCTAATGTCTATTGATCTTAAAAAGTATGTCGAGTTTGTCGATACAACTACGTCTAAGCCAAGTAAATTATATGGTGAGTTTACTAAACGTCTTGCAGATCTTGAATCGCAAGGATTTCCTTCCGAGCGATTGCTTACTGCTTCTGTAGGAATGTGTGCAGAATCTGGTGAGTTTACTGAGATTGTTAAGAAGATTGTTTTTCAAGGTAAATCCGTAAACGAAGAAAATCTGTTTCATCTAAAACGTGAACTTGGAGATATTATGTGGTATGTTTCTCAAGCGTGCATTGGTTTGGATATCTCACTTGAAGAAGTAATCCAAATGAACTTTGAAAAACTGTCTGCTCGTTATCCTGAAGGATCATTTAGTATCGAGCGTTCTGAAAATCGTAAGGAGGGAGACCTGTGAGTAAAAAAGTAACTGTCAAAATGGACGTTCATGCGGCCGCTGCGGTTCGTCAAATCCTATTTGATGCACAAAAAGGATACACTTACGACATTGAAAGTGTTCCTCAACGCATCTTCAATGTTCGTGAAGTCATCACTGATCTTGATGGTGCAATTGAAAAAGTAGTAGAGTGATATTCTCCCCCTTCTAAATACTAGAAGGGGTATTTTTTTATCTAATGGCAGGACTATCTCCAAAGGAATTAGAAAAAAGAAATAACTTTGATATCTTTCTTACAAGAATCAAAACAGGTAAAGAATTTACCGTAGCTGATGGTAAGGGAAAAAAAGTTAAGTTAGATAAAAAAATTACAGAACAACTTAAAACTGTTTCTGACTTTGAAAAGTTTAGACAAGGATCGAGTATTGTTCTTCCAACAACAACGAGAAGTCAGATTCGATTAACAGAAATCTATAAGGATTCTGAGTTCTCTGGTCGAACTCAAAAAACAACTGCTGCAGAAGACGCTGAAGTTAAAAGTTTGAATCAACAACTCCAAAAGATTATGGAGGACACTGGTACTGATTTTGTTGAAGTAAAGGTAGGAAGAAAAACATACAAAGTTGTATCAGTCATGAGTACACCAGGTACTCCAAAATCTGACTTTAGTTTTGTTGATGTGAATGGAAGACCAGTAGGGCACATTTCACACAAGGATGGTTCTAATCCAAGAGGATTCCAACAGTGGTCTGGAACTTCACAAAGAGTTGAACCTGGAATCTTTGCCCATCGAGAGACCCAAGATTTTATTAACACTCTGAAAAGAATGTATCCGAATGGATTACCTGCTGCATCTACAATAGGTAGAAAAATTAAGGATGAAAAACTCAAAAAGATGGCAGTTTATGGATCTCAGTTTGGTGGTCAACCAGGTATCAATAATGTTGATGTAACTCTTCAAGGTAAAGTTAGTTTGGTTAAACAGGGGACAGTTTACAAACTGGTTGGAGCCTCGCACGAAAACGCAAATGGTAGTACAATAAGTGGAGGGTACGAACCAATCTTCCTTGCAGTGTACAAAGGTGATCGCAGTGATCATGGCATCAAAGGTGCAAGAATTACCATCAATCCTAGAGATGGTAGAACTGTCAAACAATATGTCTGATGTTTGACAGGAATAAATATTTACATGTCAGAACAAAAGATCTGTAGTATTAGAGATAATGAAGAGTTTTAGACAATTTATTACAGAGGTCACAACCCAAGCATCTGATCAAGCCAAGAAGATGGGTTTGAAGGGCGACGGTCATGGTGACTGGTATGATAAAGATGGAAATCTTGTAGCTAAAACTGTGAACGGTCGTTTGAAGTTCTTTGGTAAACAACGCCCTCCAACTCCACAGGAGAGGGCTGAGATTGGTGTTCAACAACAACAAGCCGCTGCAGAACAGGAAAAGGCTGAAAGAGAAGAAATCCGAAAGAGAGAGGGAGATCCTGCAGACATCACGATTGCATTTGGTCGTTTTAATCCTCCCACCGTTGGTCACGAAAAACTTCTGAATCGTGTTAAGAACGTTGCAGGTAAGGGTGAGTATATGATCTACCCTTCACGGTCGAGTGATCCAAAGAAAAATCCACTGGATCCCAGAACAAAGATTTCATATATGCAAGCGATGTTCCCCAATCACGCTGATCGGATTGTGGATGATCCTAGTGCAAAAACTATCTTCGATGTACTGAAGGGTGCTTACGGTCGTGGTGCAAAGAGTGTCAACATCGTGGTTGGTGCTGATCGTCTGAAAGAGTTTGAGAATCTTGCAAACAAATACAATGGTGAACTCTATGACTTTGATCGGATTCGTGTAATCTCTGCAGGTGAAAGAGATGCAGAATCTGAAGGTGTGGAAGGAATGTCTGCATCCAAACTTCGTGCAGCAGCTGTCAAAGGTGACTTTGATACCTTCAGAAAAGGTGTACCCAAACCATTGGGTGATGAAGGAACTCAGAAACTTTACACCACTCTCAGAAAGAGTATGGGTATTAAAGAGGAGGAGAAAGTTCAAACTGAGATGTGGCGTATTGCTCCTAAGTTTGATTGGAAGAATCTGAGAGAGAACTATGTGAATGGTAATCTATTTCGTATGGGCGACTGGGTTGAAAACGATAATACTGGTCTGGTTGGAAAGATTATTCGTACTGGTGCAAACTATATCATCGCAGTGACGGAAGACAATATTATGTTCAAGTCCTGGATCAAAGATATCACTGAAAAATTCACTGATGTATCTGGTGTACCTGCAGATCAACG